AGTATCGGCTATCCTATCAAGCTTAAGCCTATCGATGTAAGCAACTTTAAAGACGACGGAGAGCTGGTAGCTGGGCTGGTAAGCAGCGGCATAATTAGCCTAAACGAAGCGCGCGGAATTTTGGGTTATAACAAATAAAAACGTTTTAAGCCGTTTTAATACTAAAACAATGCAAACGTATCTTTAAAATACGTTCGTTGAAATTGAAGCCGTTTTGAAGCGTTTTGAAGGTGGTTTTTGGTTGCTAGCCAAAGGCGAAGCATAAATGCAAACTGCTTTGCGTTTATGCCAAAAACCAGTGAGCGAGCATATCAACGCGATGCGAGCGATGTGTCCGACTCTGCGACTTTGAGCGAAGTGCATATGATTTTAGAACTTGTTTAATCGCTCAAACAAAGCAGAGCAGAGTATAAAATAAATAAGGAATAAAATGCAAAATATCATAGATGAAATTAGGCGTTATAACAAATTAAAAATGATAGCCGACGACGAGATAATACCGTATATAGAAATGGCAGAGCCGCAGATAAGTAAATACTCCGTAGAAGAGGCGAGTAAAACAAAAGCTACCGCTTTTTATACGTTAGCGCTTTTAGGCCAGAAGCTTTGGCTTAAAATCCAGCAGCGCGCAAATGAATACGACGAAAGCTTAGACACTTTTAAAGACGTTAAGCAGTGGGAGGAGTATTGGATGGATAAATTTTACAAACTTACGACAAAGAAAAATACGAGCGGATATTTTTATGCCGCTGTTTAAGGAGAGAGTATGGAAGTAGAGAATATCAAGACCGAAAAAGAGCTAATTGCGTTTTGCGAAAAATTAATTTTAAAGCACGAGGACGATTTTAAAATTTTCGTTTCCGAAAGAAGCACACTTAATCATGCGCAGTATAAAGCCGTCTTGACCGTTATTGTTCCCATTAGCGCCGGAGAGGTTGTATTAAAAGAGCTTATGGGTCTAACTCCTCTTTTAAATTTTAAAAACTCAAGCGTAGATGCCACCGATGAGCGGGGCGTGGATATACTAAATTTTGATTTTACGCTTGATTTTATGCGCTCTTGTTTGGAGGATGAATAAATGGCGTATTCTAAGCAGACGAAAGAACTCGTTTTAAATTTAATCTCCTCTGGATACTCGTTGTCTGAAATTAGTAAAGAATACAAGATCGACGTATCTACTCTGTCGCGTTGGAAAGGCAAAGAGGATAAACAAGGCCGCCTAACCACTCAAAATTTAAAAGCTCAAATCGCAGAGCTTAGCAAAGGCAAAAGCAGCGACAGCAAAGCAAAACAAATAGCGATGCTCTCCGCGTCTTTATCTCGCCTTGAAGGTCAAAAGGCAAAAGAGGCGAAGGTAAAAAATAAGAAAAAGCCTACCACCATAATGAACGCAGACTATGAAAGCCTAAAGGCTAAAGCTATGGACGAGGGCGGACTTTACGGTTATCAAAAAGATTTTATCAATGACACGTCTCAGTTTCGTATCGTGCTAAAATCCCGCCAAATAGGTTTTTCATACGCCTCGAGCCTTGATGCGCTGCTTGGAGCCGTTGCGGGTCGTAATCAGCTGTTTTTGAGCGCGAGCGAAGAGCAAGCTAGGATTTTAATGAACTACCTAGACGGATGGGCTGAGAAATTCGGCATATTTTTCGTTAAAAATAGTGAATACGAAAAGAGCCTAGATAGCGGCGCTACGATTAGGGTTATGGCTCATAACTTCCGCACGGTGCAAGGTTTTACGGGCGATATTTGGATGGATGAGTTCGCTTGGTATCCAAATCAAAAGCGAATCTGGCATGCTTTCGTGCCCTCAATCGGGGCGGTAGCGGGTCGCCTCACTATCCTATCTACGCCGTTTGAAGAGAATTCGCTATTTCACGAGCTATTTGATAACGAAACAAAATACTATATGTTTTCAAGGCATAGAGTAGATATTTATAGAGCCATAGAGGACGGACTAAATTTCGATCTTGAAACTATGCGAGATCTTTTTGACGCCGATACGTGGGCTAGTGCGTACGAGTGCCAATTCATAGACGACGAAAATGCGCTTTTAAGCGTGGAACTTATAAAAAGTTGTATAAAAGACTATGCGCCAGCACTTCCGGCTAAAAGCGTCCCGCAATATGCGGGATTTGACGTCGGCCGCACGAAAGATAGATCGGCTCATATAGCCGTATACGACGAAGGCGGCGTAAAGAAGCTAAGCGTGCTAGACGTTATCGCCAAAGCAAGCTTTGAAGCGCAAGAAAATTTACTCATCGACTTTTTACGTTTTAATCCTTTAGCTATGCAAAAGATAGATAAAACCGGTATCGGCATGAGCGTAGCCGAAAAGGTAAAAAGGCGCTTTCCTTCAAGGGTGCAAGGGATCTATTTTACGCAAAGCAGCAAAGAGGCTATGGCTCTAAATTTAAAAAAGCACTTTGAAGATAAAAGCATAATCATCCCAAACGACCCGGCATTAATAGCCGATCTTCACGCTATAAAGCGAAAAGCCGGCGCTAAAAGCTTTATTTACGACAGCGACCGCAACGAACACGGCCACGCAGACCGCTTTTGGGCGCTAGCGCTAGCACTTAGCTACTTTGAAAAGGTGAGAGATAAGAGAGGGAAGGCGTATATAATACCCGGCAGATAAGGGGCTTTACGCCCCTATTTGATTAAGTTTTTCTATCTTGTCGTATAGCTGAAAGTGAAGTTCTCCGAAAGCTTCCTTTAACTGCTCTAAATCAAGCTCGTCCGCGCCTAAATACCAGCCTTGCAAGATGGAAGATAAAAACATCATATAGTTTCTTACATCGTTTATATTATCTAGCTCTCTTACGGTTATAGTTTTCATAATGCGCTCCTTATGGCATTTTTTACAGCAGTATCGCTTCGCTCTACCTTGCGACAAATCTCAGCCTGCGATAAGCCGCTTTTATAAAGCTTAATAATCTCGTCTCGTTCGTCCTTACTTAAACGACTTGATTTTTTAACTATATCGCTATTTGTTTCAAATTTCTCGCGCAAGAGAGCGTTTTCTCTCTCGATAGCCTCGAAGTATTTCTTTTTATATTCGTCGGCTTCGCTTGATTTTTCGCTTAGAGCAGTTAAAATTTCGGTAAATTTATCGTTTGCTATGCCGCCTCTTTTTATCATCGCTTCCATCTTATTAAAAGCATTGATAAACTCTATCTTCCATCTATAAGCCTTTTCGCCTGTAAATCCCATAACTAGAAGCGAAAAGCCATCACGGGTTATTTTATAATATGGCTCGCTTCGCACGGCGACCCCAAATTTAGCGGTTCGCTCCGTTAGTCGAAAATTTGACGCACGGAAAACATCGTCTGGAAATTCAGCTATTTTTGCTAAAATATGCTGGTGTTGTTTCTCGAACACTTTTGAAACACTCAAAGAAGTGGCGAATATCCCACTATCCGCCACTTCGAACTCTACATTCTGACCATTTATAACGATAACCTCGTTCATTTGCTATCCTTTGAATTAAATTTGTGAATGTTTATCGCGATATATGCGAGTAACAAAACCTCTAAGACTTCTAAAATTTCGCTCATTTTTAAGCTCCTTTCTATGATATAATTTCAAAGGTCAAGACTAAACCCATAAAGGGGCTCTCGCCCCCTAGCTCTCTTAAATCCAGATTTTAAGGATTTTTGAGATTAGATAAACCAAGACCGCTATCTTGATTAAAACATCTAAGGTTTTCATCTTGACCTCCTTTCTTATTTTATACCGGCATTATAATATATTTTATACCTTTTGTCAATATCAAAGTATATTTTTTAATCTTTATTTTGATTTTTTCTTTTTAAAAGTATTTAAAAGGCACTCAAAAGATATTTAAAAGGGTGTTTAAACCCTTTTAAATAGTGTTTAAAGTGAGTTTATAAATTTTTTTATTGAGGCTTTTAATTCTGTAAATTCGTTATTTTGCAGTTGTAGTTCGTGATTTTTTAAAAGTAGTTCTAGCGATTTTGTTAATTGTTCGCTAATATTGCCACTGCTTGAAGCAGCTTTTAATGCACTCTCGGAATATCCTATGAGTTCGCCAAGCTCTTTATAGGTCAGATTTAGCTTTTTAGCGGTATCTCTAACTAAATTTTCCATATATCTCCTTTCTTCTAAATTTAAGAAAATTATACCTAATAACTACTTAAAAGTTTATAATATATACTTTTTTAAAAAGATTTTCTACGAGCTTTTAGCTATAATCAAAAAATATAAAAAATAGGGCTACGCTAGCCACGCAGACCGCTTTTGGGCGCTAGCTCTCGCGCTTAGCTACTTTGAAAAGGTAAGGGATAAGAGAGGGAAGGCGTATATAATTTAATACGCCGGACGGTTTTAAGGGTTCTTTTTTTGGGTTAAGATAACCCCATTTTGCTCAGCCCGTAACTAAAAAGAGCGTTCACCGCCATTTTTAAACTCTCGTTCGCCCCTGCTTTTGAGAGCTCTTTTAGGCTCTCTCCTATACTTTTGCGATCGCTATCTATGCTTTTTGGAGTAGATTTTAAAAGCTTTAGGCCTTTCATAGTTAGCCTTGCATCGTAGTATGAGCCAAAGCCCGAGCTTTTAGCCGTCATTATCTCGTTTTCTAGCAACCAGCTAACGGTAGCCTCAAAAAACGTTAGTTCTTTCGCGTCGTCCATAACGCCGTCAATCGTTTCCAAAAACTCTCTCATAGTGTTTTTTATACCGAAACGCTCCGGTTCTAGTTCGCATTTGATAGGAAATTCTCCGTAAAGCTCGGCTAAAATTTTGCCTACTAAAATATCGAATTTATCTATGTTATTTCTCATTTTTTACCCTTTTAGAGTTATTTTTATCTCTTTTACTATCTCTTTACCTACATTTTGCGCTAGCTCGTCGCTGGCGCGTTTCAAGCCGCCGTTTTTGTAGATATTCCAAGCGTTTAACAGATATGGATTTGCCTTTATGCCGGGGTGTTTTACCTTTTTACCAAAAAATAATCCCGCCTTTTTATTGGCTAAAGCTTTTTTATTTCTGGGTTTGATAGTATAAGCTCTTGTACCGCTATGGACATATTTGGCATATTTTATTTTTAAGGTATTTCCTATTTTCACTTCACTAGCGTTTGCCTCAAATACCCTTATATCTCTTTTAAGATTGCCCGTTCTTATAGGCGCCGTTTTTTCTTTGGCGACCTGCGCTACGCCCGAACCCACTCTAAAAAGGAAGTCTTTTAAATATTTGTCGATATTTTTCATTTTATGCTTTGAAATTTTCTTTTATGTATTCTAGTGCGTCTATAAAAGTACCGCTAAAACTCTCTTTTTTTATCCAATTGTCGCCATTTTTATCAAGATCGTAAACGACGAATTTGCAAGTTTTATTAAACATGGCGATCTTTTTACATTCACTTATAGCCTCATCGCTTGGGAGGACAATGTCATAAATCCAGGTAATATCATCATTAAGCACTTCAAATTGAGCAAAAATTTCAATCTCCATACCTTTACCCAAACTGGCGTTTTTAGCGCTCTCTATCGTCCAGCCGTTACCTAGGCAAATATTGCAAATTTCCATTTTATAATCTCCGCTTTATCTAAAACCGCGCTTCTTTTAAAATATCTTTCCAGATTATCGCTCGGTTTAAATATATTATATAAATAATCACCATCAAACACCATAAAATAGCCGTTTTGGCTTACAGCTACGCTTCTGTTTGCATGTCCTCTGTGTGGAGCTATCTTTAAGATAGAGTTGAGTGCTTTTACAGTATCTGCTGGGCTTACGTTTCTTTTTGATGAACTTACAGAGTGATTGTAAGTCTTTTTGTTTGCATATCTCTCAACACCCATTTTATCTATATGTTTTATAATCTCATTTTCGTAAAGCGGTTGCGTATTTCTCATCTTTACGCCATCTACCTCTTCTTCGTCGACCCACACCGGTATGGCTTCCGTGCGGCAGCGAAAGTGATAAGGCGGAAGACCGAAATTACTATCCATCTTATCGCTTTTACCTAGATACGCGTCGCTTTTCCACGCTGCGGCCGCTTTTTTGCTAGCTAGGCTATTTGCGTTTAGTATTTTATCTGCTTGTGCTTCAAGATGTGTGGCTGGGATTATGCGTCCGTGCATCGAGCGGCAAATTTGCGTCGTCCTAGCGTCCATAATAGCTAAAATTTTATAATATTTTACGCCGTATTTTGCCCCTTGCGTAACGGTAGCGACGTTTCTAGCCTGCAAGGCTATATGATCGCTCACGCCTTTAAAATAGCTCTCGTCCGCGCTTATTATAGAACCAAATTCTCTTTTTAACTCCGCGCCGATCTCATCAAGCTCTATCTCGCCTTTAAAAACGCCCTCGATCTTATCTTTTAGCCTGCTTTGCAGATTTTCGTTATACTCTTTGCCCATCCAGTAAAAGCTCTTTCTCATCGCCTCCACTGCATCCGCATCTATCTCGTCAAATACGAACGCTAGAGTTTTATTCATGCTTTCGGCCACTTTTTTTAGCGCTCTTTTTGATAAGATGATATATAAATTTTCAAGATCGCTAGGGAGCACGTCTATGTTTGCACTTTTGGCTTTATTTAAAAGTAGCTTTATTAGGGTTTCTTTATTTGTATTTTCGGTGCTGATAGCTAAAATTTCAGCCGTTATGTTTTCCAACTTTTCTATTTGCACAGTGGTATAGTTTTTTAGTAAAACCTCTGCATCATCGCTTGTTTTTAATATCTTATATCTAGTTAAGGCTTTTAAAAATCTCATTTTTTACCTTCGATACGCTCTATATATTCGGCGTATTCTATTAGTTCTTTATCTTTTATGGGCTTTTCTTCGGTCATCCAGCTATATCCGCAGCCCTCGCATCTTCTCATTCTTATGTTTTTTAGTCCCTTAATCGTTTTTAAAACGCTCGTTTTTTCGCATGCGCATTTAGGGCAAAGCATTTTATTTATTCTCCATCTTCTTTAAAACTATAAGCGTTTTTGAGGCCTCTCTCTTTTTTATATATTCTATTTTTAGGTATAAATTTTTAGTTATCCGCTTTATGAAAAATAGCAAGGCTTTGTCGCTTTTATCATTAGCTACTCTTTGCCAAAGAGATTTTATGGCATATATTTGACTTTGCGTTGCAAACTCTGCTGTGCTGGACTTTGGATTATCTTTACCGTCCATAACGGCTATTAAATTTATAAGCTCTTTTATTTTTAACTGCGCGCAGCTTTTTTACGTCCCAAGCGCTTAAAAATTCTTCCCATGCGTCATTTTGTTTTGCGTGTTTATAAAACGGGTGCGTATGGATGATCGCCAAAAGCTGCTTTCTATAAATTTCTTCTTTTTTGCTCATTTTATAAGCCTCTAAACCATAAATGTTTTTCTAAAAATCCACGGCTTAAACCACTACACCTAGCTAGTTTTGATACGTTTAGCTTTCCGTTTTTAAAGCGGTAAAAACTAAGATCGTAGCTTAGAACATTATTAAGTTTAGCTTGATACGATGCTCTCTTTTTTTCGTGTAGATTATTAAGATGAATTCTTTGTTTAGTTGTCAAACCGTCTTTCCTTAAAATTAAACCTTTTAAAGAGCGTTAAAATAGTTTAAAACGCTCTTTAAAGGGCTTAAAGCCCTTTTGTCCTCTCTTTATATTTTTTCAACTCTTCATAGTCAAATTTACAAACTGCTAGGACTATCATGACATATAGACATAAGGCCATCATCATGTAAGGAACTAGCATTACAGTTATCGCTGCTATAACTATATTTTTAGAATCTCTTTTCCGTTCCGATTTAGGAATTACTATCCTGGTAGCAATGAGAGTTACGATAAAAGCATAAACGTTTAAAATTAGCCCCCACGTCAAAAAACCTAGCATGATCTCTCCTTTATAAATTTTTTCATACACTCGTACGGATTTTGTCCGCGCTTAGCTATCTCGTCGAAAATATATCTTATGTGAGTAGCGATTATGTAAAAGCCTATATGGCAGAAGAATCCCTTACGTCCTGCATTGATAGCGACTACGGCCATAGCGCAAAGTGAGTCGATATAATACTTGGGTGGATATTGCTGCAAGCTCATCTCTTGCGTATATTTGCAAAACGCCGCTTGGTATTCCAAAAACGCACTATTAAATCGCTCGCTAAACTCCTCTTTGCACTTCTTTATAGTTGTGGCTTTTTGTTTCCTGTAGAGCTTTAGTAGCTCTTTGATCTCATCAAACTGTTCGTTTGTCACGCTTGCTCCTTTCAAAATTTTAAACCTTTTTAAGATACGTTTAACAGCGAATTAAACGCATTTTAAAGGGCTTAAAGCCCTTTAACACAAATTCTTAATTTTTCTCGTCTTACAAACCTAGGCAAAAGCCTATTTTTGCTATCTTTTAACTTTTTATATTCACTCCAATAGATTTGAAAATCGCTCTTTATCTCGTTCATTTTCCTATCTCCAAGCTCTCTATCTTAGGCACTATCCTAAAATTATCTTTCACTACTCTTTTAAGACCAAGTTTTACTAAATCCTCGTCTTTTAACTCTGCTAAAGCCTCTTTGTTTGGTGTCTCCGTATAGCTTATACACTCTTTGGCCAACCCAAACGCTTTTATTGAGCTAACTAATGCCTCAAGCTTTGCTTTTACTCGCGGCAAGCTTACACTCTTGCTTATACGATAGCCGATCTCGCCGAAGGTAAATTCCTTCGAGCGTTTTTCGGCAAATTCAGCCTTATTGTCCTCACAAAATAGTGTGATTTGCTGCTCTAAAAAGCTTTTTTCACTCTCTAGTCTTTCAACTTCGCTCTTTCTGGCTTCTTTTATACGGTTACACTCAAGCGTTACTTCACCGTTAATTTTTTCTATACCTACGCTTACTTCGCATAGTCTTTTTAAAGCGACGTCTACGTCGCTAAAACTATTTATTTGCATACTCTTCTCCTTTTAAATTTCTAACTCACTTATGCCAAGCTCTCTTGCATATTCTCTTTCTATATCCATGCCTTTTGAAAACTCACTAGCTGGATGCTTTGAAAAATATACATAAGAGCAATGGCTAAGCATTTCAAGTCCAGCCTTTAGCACCTCGTCTCTTTGCTCCTCGCTAAACACACCGCTAAATGCAAGCACAGGGCTAAGCGGTATATATCCAGCTTCTTTTACCTTTCTGCACTCTTCTTTAGCGACCATGCAAGCCATAAAGTCAGCATTTACCTTACCGCTTTTAAAGGCAGCATAAGGGCTAGCAACATATACAAGTCTCATTGTCTCTTTCAAGCTCTTCTCCTTTCTTTTTGCCTGCTTGTCTGGCTTTGCATAGCTTCGTTGTGATTTCGCTTGCCGCACTGCGTCGGACAAAACGTCCGTCTCATTTGCAAACCAATAAGGGCTAGCAGCATATGCGAGTCTCATTGTCTCTTTCATCTATTCTCCTTTCTTAAAAATTTAACTTTATAGGAAGCTCCGCAGAGCTCCCGAAAAATCAAATTTAAGCTGCCGTATCGATCACTTTGCCGTCGGCTGTTCTTATGATATATTTGCCTACTAGCTTAAACATACTCTTTGAGTAGTCCGCCTTTTGGCCCTTTATCATGCTTGCGCGCCTTATGCCCCATAACTCACCTTTAGCGCTTACTCTCATTTCAAATCCTTTCTCTTCAAATTCTCTCACCAGCCTAACTAGTCCCGCCGCTTGCGTTCGCTCCGCTACGTCGTTTTTAAGAAAATTTATCGCCATCACGCTCTCCTTGTTTGATATACTAGATTGGCCGCCACTTTAGCTTCGTATCCCAAAGCTAAATTCAGCGACGTTTTTTCATATAGCCTCGCATTGTCACCTTCAGCTAAAAACTCCGCTATCTCTCCCTCTATTCCGTTCATTTGACCGATTTTTATGAGCTCGTCCCTACTTAAAACCATCTCCGGAGAGTAAGTAAGCCTGCTTTGTAAATAGCCACCCAGCTTATCTATACGTTTTTTAAGCACTCCAAGACCTACCGCTATGACGGCTATACCTAGGTTATTTCGTTTACCGTACTCGTAAATTTCCCTTAAAAGCTCAAATTTTCTCTCAAATGTTAAGTCGTTGTCCTTTACGAATAAATCCGCTTCATCCACGATTATTAGCCTCGTTTTACTCTGCGTTATAGCCTCGCAAAAGGCTTCGAATTTATCGTCTGTGTTTCCACTAGGTTTTTCGCCGATAGCCCGTAAAAGCAGGCTCATAAATGCGCTTGCGCTTAGGCTTTTGCGAGCTTTGATGTATACTCCGCCAAGCTCGCGCGCCGTCATTTCTAGTAAAAAGGTCTTTCCCATGCCGCTTTCGCCTAAAATTAGCTCGAAAAAGCTAAGCCCGCTCGAGTTCATTTTAAAAATCCTATCTCTAATCTTTTCTTGCGCCGTACTTAGCCAAACTTCGCTTTTAGGCGCATTTGACTCTTTTTTAGGTGCGTTTGCCGCCAAGACCCTATCCAAATACGCCTCGATCGCCGTCTCGTAAAGCTCGGCCTTGGACGAAGCGTATTTACCGTTTATGACGCCGCTTACCGTTCCTTCGCCTTTACCTATGGCTTTGCCTATCGTTTCTAGCGTTTCGCCGTAAGCTTGGCAAAGCTCAAATTTTTCTTTTAAACTGATAATCATAAAATCTCCTTTTACATAGCGTTAAGCAACTCTTCGTTGCTCATCGCTATTTTTTTATTAATTTTTCTAGTTTTCTCATTTTTTACCTTGGTTTCGTGCGCCACGCTTGAATACGCGTTCATCGCGCTTGGCTTTTTGTATAGGTTAGAGTAGTAGCCAAACGCCGCTTTCACGGCTTTAACCACCGTTTCGTTTTTAGCGATTTGTGCTTTTACTTTTTCGTGATCTCTTGGATCTATCCTATCTATGATATTTGCCTCGCATAGCGCTCTGTGGCTATCCATATCCACGATATTTACTCTCTCGTAGTCGTTCTCGTTTATGCGCACTTCCACGTTTTGGCCGTTAAATTTGCAAAGTTTCGGATGGCTATAAGTGCGTTTTTGCCCCATTATCGTAAGCGTTACGCCGCTATTTTTTACCTTGATAGCACGGCGCTCGCTAAATATAAAATCAAGCGTCGTTTCGTCGAATACAGCCTTTGGTTTAGCTTCTAGCTTTTCAAGGAAGCTTTTCATAGGGTGTATTTTGCGACTTTCGTTATAGTGCTCGTTCCACCACCTGATCCCTTGCTCGAAATAGCTGATGAAATCCTCGTAATTTAAAGGATTTTCCTTCATGTATTTTTTGATGATCTCTTTTTTATCGTCTCGTTTATCTTTGTGATAGCTAGCTCCACCTCGCTCGAAAAACACTATCTCGCTCATACGTCTTTGCACGTGGTTAAAGATATTTTCGATAGGTTTTGCGCGCGAGTTTCCCGGCTTTGCTTTTTTGTGTATCATATTTGGCGCAAGATCGTCGAAGTCTCTAAATTTTATGCCGCTTAGCTGACTTCTTACCTGCTCGATGTAGTTACTTAGCTCTGGCTTGCCGTTATCGGTGTATATGGCGTCCGCCATGCCGAATCTTAGTGCGCTTTTTAGGCTTCTTCCTACGCTTAGGCGGTTATATTTGCCAAACGTCACGTCTATACCTATGATGGCTCCGCTTCCCCTATCTATCCAGACGTAAGC